ACGTCACCACCATTGGCCAGACCCCCGGCCAGTACGTGCCTTTCCGTAACTACATCAGTGGTTTCGGCGATGGCACTGGCACTGCCACGGTGTACATGACCAACGAGGCATCCTCTCTGTCTAACCGCTTGGTGGAAGACGTTCTGCAGCGCCAGCAAATTGGTGCCGCTTTCAAGCTGTACACCGACCGCGTCTTTACTGGTGGCGCACTTAGCGAAAGCCTGAGCCGCTCTATCTCGTTCGACGCCGTGATCACCTCGGCAAGCATGAACGTGAACCCGGACGACGCCCAATCTGTGTCGATCAACTTCCGACCCTCCGGCGCCCCCAGCTTCGACTTCAGCACCTCGGCCTGATAGTCTGCTGCTGCAGTTGGTTCAGCGACCCCGGCCTAAACGCCGGGGTTTTTTGTCTCTAATTTGCTACAGTAACCCTATAACCAATCAACTGGTATGCCCGTTCCTGTACGCGCCATTGATCGCCTGCGCAAGGCGGCAAATCTGGAGCCGACTAAAAAGACCGTTGAATTGTCCGACGGAAGCACATTTGAAATGTGGGTAACACCGCTGACCATGGCTGAGCGTGAGCGCGCTCAAAAGCAAGCCAAGTCGGACGATGCAAACGCTTTTGCCCTTCAACTGCTGATTACGAAAGCCCAAGACGAATCTGGCGCGAAGCTCTTTGCAGCTGGTGAGATCGACGTGCTTAAGAACGAAGTGAAGGACAAGGATCTGCAGGCCTTGATGCTTGCGATCATCGTCGACGACTCCGAGCCCCTGGACCCAAAGAACTAAGCGCCGAAATACGCAAGGACAACTGGCTCCTTTTGCAATTCGGCGTGGCCAAGGAACTCGGCAAAAGTCTGCACGAGATCCGCACGACAATGACCGCTGAGGAAATCCTCGGCTGGAGCGCTTATTTCCAGATCCTCAACGAGGACCAGGAAAAGGCAATGGAAAAGGCCAAACGCCGCCGCTAACCCGGCGGCTTTTTTGTCGCGTAAACTGAAGTACCAGAGTGTGACGCAGCGTCGTGGCTTACAGAGCCGATATTGAAATTGCGGTACGCGGCACGCAAGAACTACAGCGTCTGCAGAACGAAATATCTGCAACCTCAAAACTTGTAAGCGGACTAAACAACTTCATTGAAAATTTTGGTAACACAAATGTTGTTCGTAACATTAATAATCTAAAAAAGGTAGTATCGGAAGCAGCCACAGTTTTTAACGAGGTTGCGTTAAATACAGATGAAGCAGTAATAGCAGCCAAAAAATATATTGATGCTACTGCAGATTTAAATGCCGGTCTCCGCGAAAGAGCCCAACTACTCAAGAAAGTAGCAGAGGAAGAAAGGAAAGCCCGTCTAGCCCGTTCTGGCATTACAGAAACAACACAGTTTGCAGGTCCGATAGGTCCTGGCCCCGCCTCACCTATAGGTTCTTTAGTCGGGCAAAAATCACCAGTTGAAGAACGTATTAGACGCACTATTGATGCACGTAGAGATGAGCTAGCCCTACAAGAAGCACTTTTGCGTTTAGAGGAAAAATCTGCGGCTGCAGCTAACAGAGAACTCCAAGCCCGCGGAGAAATAGCCCGCTTAACAGCACAAGGTGTTAACGCAGCTACTTTCCGTGCAGCACAGACAGCGACACCGTTAGCGCTGCCTGCTTTCCAAGAACGTGGACTGCAATTACTTGACGACAGCGTAAGGCTTAACGCCAGTAATCTTCGTATTGAAGCTGCTCTTAATGGGGAAAGGCAACGGGGTGTTCGATTCTTAGAAAAACAGACTGCAGAGGAGGAGCGTCAAGTACGTCTAGGCATATTAGGTTCCCGTACAAACCAGCTGCCCGGTCGTGGTCGTGCTAGTGGAAACGTACCCGCGGGAGGCTTCCCAGTTTCTGGCCCACTAGAAAGCGCAGGATTCCGAAAAACACAAACACAAGTAGGTAAATTTGGTGAAAACCTAGCTCTAGGTGCCGGTTTCCCTCTTCTTTTCGGTGGGGGAGCTGGTTCTGTAGCGGGCTCAATCCTTGGTTCGTTTGTAGGCAGCGGTTTTGGCGGTCAAATTCTGGGCGGCGCCCTTGGCCAAGTTCTTGATCAAGCTGTACAAAGTGCCGCCAAGCTTGGCACAGCGCTTCAAACTCTTGATCTAAGTGCACTAGAAGAAAGTGGTATCCGTGTAAATGCAAACCTGGAAACGCAGGTACAGCTTTTGCGTCAGGCAGGTGACGCTGCCAGCGCACAACAACTTATCCAGGATCAAATTTTCCGTACCACAGGTGCAATCCCTGGAACAGTTGAGGGAATTAGTGATGCCGTAAATCTACTTAATACGTCTTGGGCAGAGTTTACTGCAGCTGCAAGCGTGGCTTTAGGTATTATCGGTGCACCTTTTGCAGCTGCTTTAGCTGCAATTATTGAAACTGTTACGCTTATTACTAAAGCTTTTAACCTTGTTCTTAGCGGCATTGGAGCAGCTATTCGTGCAGTGGGTGAATGGGTTGTAAGTCTTGTTGCTGGTCAAGAAGCTCTTGACACGATAAATGCTCAGTTAAAAGAAAACAACGCCGAACTCGAAAAAGCTCGTGCAGAGTATGCACCTATTTTGGCAGAACTTAATGCACAAGTGCTTCTCAATAGGGAAATTTTAGATCTAGAAAAGAAAAAGTCTGCCGCATCAAATGCTGCTGCTAAAGAACGCAACGCACAGCTATCACTAGAACAAAAGCTAGTAAAAACCAATGCAGAATTTGACGATCAAATTAGAGAAGTACGTAGCAAAATTAACTCGGCTAATCAGCAGAGTATTGAACAAGAAGTTAGGCTTTTAGAAATTCGCCGTAATCAGACTATTGAAAGCCAAAAGCTAGAAAGCAGCCTAGAGATACAAGCTATCCGCAACGCTGAGCGCTTACGTCTTCAGCGTGAAGCTGAAAGAGCCGCGAAAGAAGCTGCCCGTGCAGCCGAAGAAGCCCGCAGAAAAGAACTTCAACAACTACAGAATATACTCTCTCTTCGTGGCCAACTTATACAAGCAACACTTGAAGCTGCTGATATTGATGTAGAGATCGCTCGCTTTACTCAAGGAGAAGCAGCCGGAATTGCTGAAGAGCTTAACCAGCTTCAAGCCCGCTTGGATCTACAAGTACGCGGTCTTCAACTGCAACTGCAACAAAATCTTCTCGCAGAAGATCTCACTAACGAGCAAAAAACACTACTTGAAAGTGTGTATAACGAGCAAGTACGTAATCTTACTGCCCAATTAAACCTAAGACAGCAAATACTTAAAGCTGCAGCGGCTGAGCTTAAATTCCAGCAATTTTCGGGTACTCAAGGCGCTGTGCGCCAAGCGGTACAACCTTTTAATGACCTTACTCAACAACGTGAACAGGAAATCCAATTCAATAAAACATTCTTGCGTTTGGTTACTGAAGGAATACTTCCCGCCGAAGCGGAGCGTATTGCAAACTTTGAGCGTTTAAGTACAGAACGTTTACGCGCTATTGATCAAGACATTGAATACACAAAAGTACTTTTAACGCAGGCGGAAGCCTACGGAGTTGGCGCTGCAGAAGTTAACAAACTACGGACTGAACTAGAAAGATTACAGGCGGCTCGTGGCGCAGTTGCAACTATTGCAGCGGCAGGACCTGGCGAAGGACCCTCAAATCGCGAACGACTACAGAATGAAATTGGGACACTACAGGGCCAGTTAAACCAGCTTGTCGACCCAGTCAACCAACTTGTAACTGGCGCTCAGGCTATTGGCGACGCATTTGCCCAATCGTTCCGCGACATTATTAGCGGCACCGTGCCAGTACAACAGGCGCTATCTAATTTCTTCTCGCAAGTTGCATCGAGTTTCCTGGACAACGCCGCCCAAATTATCGCTGCTCAACTTCAAATTTTCTTGCTGCAGCAGCTGCTTGGTTTTATTGGTGGAGGTGTGGCTTCTGTCGGATCTCCTGCTAGCGGAGCTAAATCAATCGGTAAAGCAGCTAGCGTTTTTGCAGAAGGCGGTTTTGTTACCGGTCCTACCAAGGCAATTATCGGCGAAGGCGGCTCTGATGAGTACGTCATCCCGGCCAACAAGATGGCTGGCGCAATGCAGCGCTACAACGCCGGCGTTCGCGGAGAGGCAGTCCTCAAAGGCGCAAGTTCCACAGAACAAAGTGGCGGCTTTGCCCTAATTAACCAACCGACCCAGATCAACATCAGCGGTGGTGTGATGCAGTTCAACGATACGAACTACATTCGACAGGATCAGGTGCCCGCTATTGTCGATCAAGCAAGCCGTGCCGGCGAAGCCCGCGCACTACGTAAGCTGCAGCAAAGCCCCAGCGCTCGCCGCAAGATCGGGATGTAAGACCAGATGGAATTTGCAATCGGCCAATTTCTGGATCTAAAACAACAAAACGGATCTATCTTCCGCTGGCAAAACTTTTGGATCAACGAAACCGTAAGTGGCTATAGCTTTGTACCTTTCGGCTTTAGGGGTTTAACAACCAACCGCCAAGGCGACAACATTGATGCCACGCTGGTATTTCCCAATAACGATCTGTCCAGGCAATGGGCGCTGTCTTCAATTCAAGGCAAGTGGTTGGCCGAAGTGAAAGTAATCTTGTTTAACCCAGAAGACAAATCGCAGCAAAATCAACTTTTGACCTACGTGGGCCAGATTACAAATGGCGCCTGGGACGAAACAGCAATCAATATCCGTTTGAATACGCTTGTGGATGCGGTTGGCGGTGAAGTGCCGGCCCGTCGTCTCACTCAAAAAATCGTTGGCAATCTACCTACCAGCGCCAATATCCAGTTGTTCTGAGCTGATTGGTATGCCTTACCGCCTTGGTGGTGGCGAGGGGCATATCGATTGCATACAGCTTGTTTACCTAGCGCTGCAGTGCATGGAAACACCGACGCCTCCGTTCAACGAGGACTGGTACGGGATGCACAGGCGCGGCTATCTTCGGGATCTGTTGACCTGGGGCAATAGGGTTGCAGGCCCGGTCTACGATGGTGACGTGCTGCTTTTAGCTGGGCAGCGGCCAATGTTTGGAGTCGTATGGGAGCTGGGCGCCCTCCACATCAGCGAGATGCGAAACGCGGTCGGCTGGTGCCCTATGGACCAGTTGAAGACGCATTGGATCGTGCGTTACTCCCCTACGAGCAAGAACTGATCCGCATACTCGGCTGCAGCGAAAGCGAGTATCGAGATTATGTACGCGAAGTTCAGTTCAAAAGTCGCGTTAGACCTGCTGAGTACCAAGCAGTCCCTGATATTCAAAACGGGCCTGTTGCACCGATTCTCATCAGCCTAGTTATTGGTATTGCGTCGACAGTGGCCGGCGCACTGCTGGCACCAAAACCACCTAGCCCACTGGAACAAGGCAGGCGCGGCAAAAATATCAGGCTTGCCAGTCAGCAGGGATCCGAACGTTTCGGCGCCACGTCTGGTTTCGACAGCATCAACGACTTGGCAACTTACGCCGAGCCCATACCCATTGTTTTTGCCAGGCGTGAAAGCGGTATCGGCGGCGTGCTGGCTGGTACACAACTTGTGTGGTCTCGTGCGTTTAGTTACGGCAATGAGCAAGGCGTCAAATTGTTGTTCGTTATTGGTGAACAGGGATTAGCCGAGGGCTTAGCTAAGCCTGACCTACCCGGAATTTTCTTGGGCACCACGCCGCTATCTGGAATTTCGCCGCAAAAGTTTGCGTTCTACTGGAACCGCAATACCAACGTAAACGGCCGGATTCTGGCGAAGAATTTTGCGTATGGCACTAGGGCACGTGCCGATGCAGGCGATCCACAAACAAACGACGATATTTTCCTGGCACCAAGTCGTAGTGCTGTGCAGGATATTGTTTTCGCTCAGACCTATACGCCTTCAAGCAATACAGAGTTTGGATGTTACGCCTCGGTGGCAAATGGTACCGGCTATCGCGTCAATTTTGAATTGGTGCCACTGCCTGATGTTGAAGGCAACAGTAAAAGCGACTTGTCACCAAGCCGTCGCAGGCGGATCAAGATCTCCGGCAATTTTGAGGCGGAAAATCTTGTTGAACTTCGAGCTTTAGGGCAAAAAGGTACTGGCCGTGAATACTGCCGGTGGATGGGCATTACCAGCGTTAACGGCCAAAAACCGCCCGGTGGTCCTGATGGCCACAAACAACGCTATTCGGTAAGCAAAGGCAGTCAGTGCGTATTTGAAATTCGCGGCAAAGTAATTGACCAGGATCGTTATTGGACTAACGACGAGAAGAATGATGTAAACGTCGACGACATCAACAATGCCACTATCCGCATGAGGGAAGAGGCCGACGATCTTTTGCAAGTCGGTCAAATTGTGATGATCGCCCGCACTGTCTGGGTTGTTAAATCACGTTCCAGGCCGGACTGGGGCAGCGAAGCAATCGGACCTTTTGTCGAACGTAATACGCAGGTAATCACACTGGAATGCTTGGAAGTATTTGCTACTGGCGGTCCAGGTAGTGAAATTGGCGCTGTAAGTGAACTTGCAGTTGATCGCGCAGTACGCACCGATGATCAGGGCAGAGGTACTTACACCTACGGAAGAGCCGACCTAAAGGGCCTAACTGTCGGTCCTGGTTATTACCCGCTCCAGCGAGTTTCCTTCGGCCTGGTACGTAATACGCGCCCTTGCGATACAACAGAAGTCGGACTAAAGAGCCAAGTTTGGAATCGTGCCGACGGTCTGTGTAATTTCACATCGCTGCCAACATCTGCTGCTATGCGGCGTGCAGATAAGCGTGGCGATACCCTGAACTCTGGAACACTGAATCTGTATTTCAACAGAACTTCAGTCTTTACCGTTTTCATTAGGCCGGCTGGCGCACAAGCAGATGGCACCGAATTCCCATGGACCGATTTAGGCGAACAGTTCTGCATCCAAGGTTCTCGCCCTGTTGATCAGTACAACTTCATACGTTTTATTCACCCACAGCGCGGCGAATACGAGTTTCGGTTTATCCCTAAGAATGGCGCGGACGTAGCGCAAAACAGCCCAGATTCGGCAGAGTTTCTGTTGCTTGACGCACGCTTAGCGGATTTCAAACAGCAAGGTGTATTGCTGAACAGGTCGTATAACACCCGCTATGGAACATTTGGCATCCAAACTGCAGGACGGACTGTGCTTAAAGGTGATATTGAATTTGCGCCTGAACTTTCTTCGGCCTTTGACGATGAGATGAGTAGCGATTCGGGGCCGATGCCAACACCAGATCCGGCGCCTGCGCCTTCACCGTCGCCTGTTCCGGAAGTTGGAGCGGCAACCAATGTCTTTATTTCTGCTTACTTCCCCGACTTCACCCCGGATTCAGCGAGAGCTACATCTGTTCAGTTCATCCAATACGACTCTGTACCTAGCGGCACCCAATTCAGGGAAAGCGCCCTTTTCTTTGAGCTATGGGGACGTGCTGACTTCCAAGGTCTACGCAGATCGGCAACTCGTACCTTCCCCGGTCTTAATGGCGGGCGTTCGTTGACTCTGCGATTTGACGGCGTTGTTAACGGCACTTTCCCGGCAAGTAACCCATTCTTCCCGAACCAGCGTGCATGGACCCTGGAGCGAATTACGGTTGTCGACAGCAGCCTGTTCATCAATGAAGGCGACATCTTTAACTGCCGTATTGATACGACACCCGGCAACCCTCGAAACCCAAACAATTACGTACGGGTTGGCGTGCAAGTCCGCGTAAACGGCGTTTCTCTGAGCAGTGGTGAAGCCGGTCGTGAAAACGGCTACTCGTTTGGTGTACTCGGCAATGCTGATCGCCTCGCGCTTGGCACGGTATCAAGCACCATCAGAACTCTTACCGATGCCGGGCGTAGTGTCCAGATCAGGTACAGCGCCACCGTCGTACCAGCAACGGAAAGGCAGCGCCAGGATTATCAAGTCAATCAGGTTTGGGACAACGAAACCGTTGAAATTATTCCAGGCACGAGTTCCACCACGTTTAACCGTGGTGTGAGGATTTTGGATGCGGTGCCGGTTGCATCGAACAACCCGTTCAGACCACCTGGTTCACAGGTTGGTATTTTCTACCAAATCTCTGCCGTCGGCTAAGGCTGACTAACAAACTCACCCAAAGAAACGAGGTAACACCATGGCATTTTCCAACGAAAGCTCTGATCTACGCAAAAAGCGTATTTTTGAGGAAAACGGGCAGATAACGGACATCAGCAACTACATGGAGCTGACCAAATCAAATGAAAGCACGCCTGAGCACAATATCGTTTACGTAACAGAAACCGTAAAACCAGACACTATTCCTATTTACGATAAACTTACAACTTGCGCCTTAGCTTTACGCGCAGGTAGAGATTTTAATCGTATTGATCAATTACGAACTTGGCTGGCACACGGCATCAGTGTTCGACGTTTTCACCCCAGCGAACTTAACAGCGTAGGCCCATCAAATTTATTCCCGGATCTGGTTT